AGTGTGAATATTTGGTTAACTCATTGAAAATGAGTATCTTTACATATCAATAAAAGAAACATATAATACTAATAATTAAAAGACAAGAGCAATGAAAAAGAAAGCCGTAGAATACAGCATAACAGCAAAGAAACAAGATTTTGAAATAATCAAAGTTCATTCATCAGAAGACGCGTTTAACTTTGCAAAGAAATTCTATCACGAGGATATTTTAATCTATGAAAGTGCCTTTATTATTTTATTGAATCAGGCCAATAACGTGACCGGATATGCTAAAATATCACAAGGAGGAATAAGCCAAACTTTAGTAGATAAAAGGATTATTGCGAAATACGCTATTGATGCGTTTGCATCAGCGGTAATTTTTGTACACAATCACCCATCAGGAAACATGAAGCCGAGCCAAGAGGATATAAAGCTTTCTGACGAAATAAAGAAGGGACTTGCCCTTTTCGGTATAAAATTACTTGATAGCATTATAATCAGTTATGATAAATACTACTCGATGTTAGACGAAGGGGGGATTAGTATAAACGACCACATGACAAGACGATAATAGCGCGTTGGGGCTTCGGCCAACGTTCCTTGAAGTGTACCTGATAGATTTCGGTCTATCGGGTATCGCTGTAATGGATAATTAAGAACAAAATACTACTCTTTCATAAGAAATGTATTTATATATGTTTGTTTTTCAAACATTTTTCTTATCTTTGCCATAAGAAATGCGTATGAAGGTGTACGCCACAGAACTTGTCGTTGTAATCTCTTACAGATGTAAGTAGAATTACTTTTAAACCTTCTATTGTTCGAGGTTAGTTCTACACAGATAGTCTGCTGGCATACGTTGCTACGCAGACTATTTGTGTTTTTAACTAAATGTATTGTATAATGGACAGAAAAGAGAAAGTTCTATTGATGTTGAAACCGAAAGTGAAGGCGTTCGGGTTCAATAAGAAGGAGTTGATGGGTATTGCCGCTAAAATTGCCGATAACCTAACCTCCGCTGATGATGCTTCAGACGAGGATGTAAACGCAGAAATCGAAGAACGGATTGATGTGGTTCTTCCTTTCCTCCAAGTCAGCCAGTCCTATGCCAATCGTCTTGCTGAAGACGCACGCAGAAAGAAGGTTGACGATGACGAACCCAATGACAATGATGATCCATCGAACACTTCTTCTAATAAACGTCAACCGGGGTCAGACAAAAACAATACCTCAAATAAAGAAAAGAACGATGACACTCCAGAGTGGGCAAAGGGATTGCTTGGAAAGGTTGATGCTCTCACAAATGAAATCTCGGTATTGAAAGGTGAGAAAGTCACAACGTCAAGAAAATCTAAGCTCAGTGAATTGCTCAAAGATTCGGGTTCTTTCGGCAGTCGTATCTTGAAAAGTTTCGATCGCATGAAATTTGAAACCGATGAGGAGTTTGACGAGTTCTATTCGGAAGTTGAGGAAGACCTGAAGAGTTACAACCAGGAACGTGCAGATGCAGGTTTGGCAACATTGACAACCCCTCCTGCTGCCGGTGGTAAAGGTTCAGGAAAACAAGATGAGCCATTCAGCGATGAAGAGATAGACGCTTTGGCTGATTTGTAAAACTAAAAATGATTTTAAAATGAGTGTAGTAGATGTAGGTGCAATTGAATCCTTCGGTTTCGGTAACGACCCGATAGTTATCCGTAAATACATTGCCGGAATAAAAGGCGGCAAGGTACTGGATGTAAGTAATTTCAAAGGAGAATATATACGTGCCGGACACGTAATTATTCATGATACAGAAAATGACACATATAAACCAATGCCTTTGAATTCAGCCGGAAATGCTTATGACAGTCTGCCGGGTAGCCATGAATACGTTGGCGTATGTGTTGCGACCAAATCAGTAAAAGACCCGTTTGTGTCGATTATGCACACCGGAGTTGTGAACGATGTAGCAAGTCCTTACCCACTTGATACAATCAAGGCGGCTTTGAAAACTGCTGTTCCGACTCTTGTTTTTGAACACGATTAAAAAAGGAGGTAACTTATGAATGAATCATTATTTGCAAAATACGTCGCTAAATTTTTCCCTAAATTGCAGCGACTTATCGAAAAGGTAAATGGCAAACGAAACAAAAAACTGACTTACCTGCATAAAGGTGAGAATGCCATGCTCCGCACAGAGTTTTCGCCGGACAACAAGTGGGAAAGTACGTCTGTGAATACGACTTATGTTGCAGCAGATTTTGTTGCGGTAGATTCGGAATTGCCAATCAAATCCCGTGATAGTATTGCCTCTGCAAACGGGAAGCTGCCTAAAATTGGTATGTCGAAGATTTTGAAGGAATCGGATATTAACAATATTAATGTCATGGAAGCCCAAGGCGGCAATGCTCAAAATATTGCCAAGAAATTATCTGATGATCCCGTTGCATGTTCTGTCGGCATAGATGAACGCAATGAGTATAACTTCCTGTTTGCTTTATCTAACGGATATGTTGCAATCAAAGATGAAGACAATCCTGATGCGTTGTTGCGTTTGAACTTCAACTATTTTTCAACAAATACTTTTGGGGCAACAACCAAAAATGAGATTTCACTTGAAGACATCAAACGTGTAATTGCAAAAGCCGATGAAGATGGGAATACAATTATCCAAATCTGTATTGCCAAGTCCATGTTTGATAAACTTCGTCAGACCCAAGGAGCCAAAGAGTTGGTTGCAAACTACAACGGACAGTCATTTACTTCTGAGACAGTTTTGCCGACTCCTACAGCGACAAAATTCAATGAGGCTTTTGCGGACGACAATAACGGTATCACCTTTAAAGTGATAGACCGGTCTGTTATTTTTGAGCAGGATGGTAAGAAACGTTCTATGAAGCCGTGGAACTCAAATCGTCTCGTTTTCATTTGCAATGAAGTTGTCGGTACGTTGGTTTACGGACGCTTGGCAGAACAATCCAACCCTGTAAAGAATGTAATCTATCAGTTGGTAGACACGTTCAAATTGATTTCCAAGTATTCGCTTGTGAATCCGCTGCGTGAGATTACTTCCGGTCAGGCTTTTGTCGCTCCTATCATTGAGGATGTAGACCAAATTTACGTCCTTGATGTTTCGGAAGCACAAGTAGTAGATACTGATGCAGAAAGTACGGATTCTAATGATGCCAAAATCACTATTTGGGGACAGGCTTACAAAAAGCCGGAGTTCGTCAAGGAGTTCAATAAACTGACAGGTAAGAATCTTTCAGAGAAAATTGCTGACGACAAGTTAATTGCCGCAGTGAACAAATTGAATGATTTTGAAGAAGGCAAGTTAAAGGCCGCAGTTGAGTCCCATAAAGCAGTGTAAACCATGAAGACAATCCAACAAGCACTAAAAGATGCGATACATTACGATATTCCCATTGGGTTTATTGAAAACGCATTGATTTATCGTTCACTTAACGGAAGCGATGAATGTACCACTGAGGTTATGCACTCAATAGAGTATCGGGGTGCTTGGGCGGATTGTCTTTGGTCTTTGGCTCAAGCTGTCAATTTCTCCGAAGCGGAAAAGTTGGTCGGTAGTTTATCTGATAAGCAACTGACCGCAATTTTGAATGAAGCCAACTCTGTTTATCAATCCATTGGTGAGCCGACCAAAGAACTGGAATCGAAACCGATGGTCTATATTGGAGGATAATCGAATGTCTGTAGTGAATCGGAAAAAGGACAGGCTACAATATTTAGTAACGACACCCGGATATGATGATGAAGATGGGAATTATCATGAAGGTGAAAGCCGTTGGGATGGGAATATCCCATGCGATGCTGTTCCTAATGGCAAAGCTGAAGAAAGGACTTTCGAGGACGGTGTAGTACGTAAATATTCATACACCGTATATCTTTCCTCTGATTGTAGACAATTCGAGATTGGCGATAGAGTTAGGGTTACATTGTTAGGAGGAGTTGAACGAGAATTTGATGTGAAAGGGTTTCATCGCTACCAAACTCTGAGCAAATTATGGGTATAAGAATGACTACTAAACTGGGCGAAGTACACAAGGCTCTTATGAAAGAAGCTGAACGTGTGGAACGGCTTACCGTCCGCGCTTTGGCTTATCTTGGAGAACAGTGTGTAAAGAAAGTACGTGACCGTTCTGGGAAGGAAAGCTGGTACGACCAAACAGGTAATCTTCGTAGCTCGGTCGGTTATGTCATTGCTAAGAATGGTAGCATCATTCAATACTCAGACTTCAATCAAGTAAAGCAAGGTTCGGAAGGTGTCAAGGCTGGTAAAGAATTGGCGGAAGAACTCGTGAAAAGGTTCTCCAATGATTATGTACTTGTTGTGGTTGCCGGGATGAACTATGCGGAACTTGTGGAAGCGATGGATAACAAGGACGTACTTGCATCTACGGAGTTGTGGGCAAGAAACCGACTTCCCAAGATGCTTGAAAAACTTAAAAGGCAGATTGCTAAGTGATGAAATCGGATATTGAAATAGCAAAGTTTGTATACCACAAGATTAAAGGGACAGAACTTGAACGGTCTGTGACCGGAAAATTGAGTGATAGGGGAAGGCCCAACAAATCCGATAAGGAAGATATTGTTATATCAGTCCTTTCCAACTACGGGTGTGGCCAAATCCAGCAGGCTTATGTCAATGTCAATGTCTATGTCCGTGACAAATGGAATGCCGAAGCAAAGGCGTGGGAGAAAAACACTGAACGTGTCAGAGAATTGTGCAACTTGTCCAAGTTCCTTTTCTCCATACGAGGAGGCGATTTCCATACAGTGCCTTCGGAATGTAGCCAAAAGGTTAACCCGACAGGCGTTTCTTTTGAGGACGGGCATACTGAACACTTTATCAATAACAAACTGTATATTGAGATTAATAACGAATAATGTTTAACTATATTAAGTGATATAGAACTATGGCTGTAATCGGATGGGGAAAACCCCGAATTTTTATCAAAGACTTGGATACTCCTTCTTCAAAATGGAAAGAAGTACCTGTTCCTGTCGAGAACTCTACACAGTTGACAGCCACAAAAGGCGATAAACAAGAAGCAAAAGTGGAAGGCGGTGAAAACGAAGATGTTCGTTATACCAAGAACACTTATGCGCTGTCTTATCAAATTCGTGTGGCGAAAGGCAAGACTATGCCGTTTAAGCAGAATGACGGAATCATTGCCAATAACTATGCGGTCGCCGTACAACCGGAAGATGAGACTGTTCCGGGTATTATGATTGACAAATCTACCGTATCGGCGGAAGATAGTTTCACTTCACAAGATGGCGGTATGATTACTTATACCCATGATGCTTTGAAGCCGGAAAGTGGCAATCAGGTGAAGTGGGGTGTTATTAAAGTGACAGGTGAACCTGAAAATTTAGTTGTTACTGTTGAAGATGAATAATCAGTTTTCAATAGGATAATAGCCGCACGTGGGTACAAAGCCCCACGTGCTTTGTGCATTTGGTGTAAATGGTAGCATATAAACACTTCCGTTTGAGGTTGAGGTTCGATTCCTTAAATGCGCTCTAATCATATTTCGATTTATGAAAGATAAAGATATTATAGAAATGAATATCGCTGACTTGATTATGGAGAGGCCTATCAGTTTTACTATTGACGGTCAGCGTTTTTTGTTATATCAACCCACGTTAGGCAAGAATTATCTAATCTCACGCTTAGTAGACGGATTAGAAATAAAGAAAGATATTCTGGCTACCAACCCTTACATGGAAGCCTTGCGCTTGTGTAGGAGTAAGAAAGATATTGTTTGCCGCATTTTAGCATTGTACAGTCTGAAGCATAAAAATGACATACAGAATGAGGATAAAGTGTTGGAACGCAAAAACTTCTTCTTTAATCGATTGGATGATAAAGAACTGGCACAGTTGTTAGTACTTACTTTTACATGGAATGACATTGAGGGGTATATCAAATATTTAGGTTTAGACAAGGAGCGTGCTGTGCGCGAACGTGTTGCAAAACTAAAAAATAAAAAAGGAAACGGAAGTATTTCATTTGGGGGAAAAAGTACCTATGGCGCGTTGATAGACTTTGCGTGCCAGCGTTACGGATGGTCGGTCAATTATGTTGTGTGGGAAGTCAGTTATATGAATTTACAGATGCTTATGGCTGATGCCATAAATACCGTCTATTTAAGTGAGGATGAACGCAAAGAACTTAGGATGTTTGATAATAATGAAATCATTAATGGGGATGACCCACGAAATGCCGATAAAATAAGAGCAATTTTTAGTGATTGATATTAAAATATAGAATAGAATTGTGTGATGATGCACGATACATAATAAATCGAAAAGGCCAATGGCAGGATTGCATTTTGATATAACTGGAGACAATTCCAACTTCATGCGCAAGTTGAGAGAAACAGAGCAAGGGGTAAAGGACACGTCCAAGCAGATTGAGCGGAGTGGCATGAGCATAGAGGACATGTTCAGCCGCATGACCAAAGCGGCAACTGCATTTGGCGCAGGCTTTACCGCCAAAGAATTAATAAGTAATATTGTAAAAGTACGTGGTGAGTTTCAACAGTTAGAAGTGGCTTTTAATACCATGCTTGGGAGCAAAGAGAAAGCTGATGCCCTAATGGCTCAAATGGTGGAAACAGCCGCGACTACTCCTTTTGACTTACAAAGTGTGGCAAACGGAGCCAAGCAATTGCTCGCATACGGTGTTGCTGCCGAAGACATTAATCAAACTCTTATTCGGCTTGGCGATATTGCTGCGGGGCTTTCTATTCCATTGAATGATTTGGTGTATCTCTATGGGACTACAATGTCTCAAGGGCGTTTGTATACACAGGATTTTAATCAGTTCACAGGTCGTGGTATCCCTTTGATTGCTGAATTGGCAAAACAGTTCGGTGTAGCTGAAAGCGAGGTCAGAGGGTTGGTTGAAGCAGGTAGGGTTGGTTTCCCCGAAGTGCAGAAAGTTATCGAAAGCCTTACTGACGAAGGAGGAAAATTCGGTGGCTTGATGGAAGCCCAAAGCAAAACTATTTCGGGGCAAATATCCAATATTGGGGATAGCATTTCAATGATGTTTAACGAAATCGGACAAGCCAACGAAGGTGTAATTAATGATGTTCTTGGTACCGCTTCATCTTTGGTCGAAAATTACGAGCAGGTAGGAAAAGTATTGCTTAGTCTTGTGGCTATTTATGGTACATACAAAGTAGCCGTAATGACTGTTGCCGCTTTGCAAAGTTTACAGGCTTCTGGTATTGCAGCTCTCACTGCCGCAGAACGTGCTCATTATGGTTGGTTAGTATTAACTGCAAAGGCACAAAGAATTTTAAATGCAACAATGCTTGCTAATCCTTATGTACTTGTAGCTACTTCTGTGACAGCATTAGGCATTGCTCTGTTAAATTCAGCAAATAATGCGGACAAATGCCAAAAAGGAATTGATGCTTACAACAGGTCAGTTGAAGAATCTGCGAAGAAAACATCAGAACATAAGGCTGAAATAGAGGCTCTTTTATCCGTTGCGCAAGACGAGCAATCTTCCACAGATGACAGGAGGGAAGCCTTAATCCGATTAGAACAGCAATATCCTGATATATTCAAACAGTATAAGACGGAAGCAGATATGCTTCGCGATATTTTAAATATCAAAAAGTTAATTAATGAAGAAGACAAGCATCGAAAGCAGGTTGCAGATGAAGAGGAACTTCAACGGCTTAATGCTGAAATTGACAAAATTAACGAAGCTATAAAGTTAGCCTCAAAATCCGGTGCAGGGCTATCTGTACAATCACTTGTCAATGAAAGAAACAATCTCGTTAAGCAGCGTGATTTGAAACAGGAAGAAGTCAACAAAAAGAAATATGATGAAATATTGTCAGATTTATCAGGTTATTCAAATGGGCAGCTTGAAGGTGAAATCAAAGTTAGGGAACTCTTGCTCAAACGATTAGAGAATGCACAGAAACTGGGAAAGAATCTTCGGGCAGGTAAGGTCGTTGGCGGTATATTACCCGGAATCAAGTCAAGCAATCAATTGCAGTCCGAAAAGCAAGCGATGGAAAGGGTGTTAAATTCCCGTAATCAAGGGCAGACCACTTACCAACAAGATCTCGTATCCGCCAAGGCCGATTGGGAAAAAGCCAAGAAAGGTTATGAAGCTATTTTAAAAGACCAAAAGGCAACTTCCAAGCAAGTGAGGGAAGCCCGTGAGAAAATGGAAGCCACAGAAAAGACTTACAAAGGCCTTGGTGGCATAACAGGAAGTAAGTCACAAGCAACCAAACAAGAAAATACTATTTCTCAACAGAAAGACCGTATTTCCGAACTCGAAAGGAAGAATGCCACAGACCGCATCCGCCAACAGGAAGATTTGGAGAATAAAGTGGCCCAATCCCGGATAGATGCCATGGATGAAGGCTTTGAGAAAGAGAAAGCCCAAATGGAACTCAACCATAAAAAAGAGTTGCAGGAGATTGGCCGCCAACGTCAGGATTACGTCAATGCCGTCATACAAATGGAAAAGGAAGCTTTTGATGCCAAGGAGAAGTTGAAAGCGTCCAATGACAAGAACTATAAGCCAAAGGCATTTGATTCTTCCACCGTAAGCGTTGATACATCCGCGTTCGACATTATGGGAAAGGAAGCGAGGGAAAGGCAGAAAATGGAAATAGCGGATTTTTATAAGGATTCCCTTTCTGAATATCAGGATTACATCACGAAGTACAATTCCACGAGGGAAAAGTTTGCCAAGGAAAGGGATAGATATAAGAAGGCCGGTGCTTCCGATACTCAGTTGAAGGAAATAGATTATCAGGAGCAGGAAACATTAAAAGCCATTGACAATGAGTTTGCCGCCCGTGAGGAAAGCTTTAACTCTTGGGCTGACAGCGTGATTGATTTATCCATTGAAAAACTCCGTGAATTGCTTAATCAGGCATATCAGGAGATGATGAATATGGAAATCAGTGACCCGAACAATCCTGATTTGGCAGTCAAGAGGGCGAAAGTGGCCACGCTAAGAAATGCCTTGGAAAAGAAAGAGATTGAAAAAGAGGTATCTCCCGGAAAGTCCATTAAGGATTGGGACAAGTTGTATAAAGTCCTTACCGATGTGAATGATGTATTCGAGGAGATAGGAGATACTGTCGGGGGAACATTCGGTGAAATTATCTCTTTAGCCGGAGGTATCGCTTCCTCATCATTGCAGGCAGTGGGTGCCATAAAAGGCATCGGTGAAGCGGCATCGGGATTGGAAAAGGCATCGGGATTGGAAAAGGCATCGGGATTGGAAAAGGCATCGGGCATATTAGCCGCAATAAGTGCCGGAATGAAAATCATATCAGGAATAGGTGGTTTCTTCAAAGAAAAGTTTGGTGCCGACTACTCGGAGTATGATGCCTTGAAGTCCCAATATGAAACCCTGATAGGCATTTGGGACCAACTCATAGGCAAGAAGATGGAGTATATTGACATTGATTACGGTATTGAGGCACAGAAAGCCGCAGACGAAGCCGCCAAGCTTGTCAATATACAAATAGAGCGTCAACGGCAACTCATTAAGCAGTTGGCTTCAAGCGGAAGTAGTGCCGGTTCCCATTCTCTTGGATACCGTATAAATGACCGACTTACGGCAGAAGACTACGAACGCATATCCGGCCTTGTAGGCGAGAAGATAACGGCTGAATACCAATTATGGGACTTGTCTTCCGAACAGATGGAGAAGCTGTTGACGGACGAGAGGCTTGTGTCCGTATTGGGCGAGGTAAACGGTGAGTTCATCGAATACATTCAGAATATAGCGGATTATGGCAACCAACTTGAAGAAATAGCCCAAAAGGAAAAAGAAGCATTGACCGGAATCGGCCTTGACGAGTTCAAGAGCGGATATGTGGATTTGCTGTCCGATTTGGATTCAACAAACGAAGAATTTGCCGACAACTTCGAGAAATATTTGCAGAATGCCATATTTTCTTCGCTTATAGCCAACAAGTATAAGGACGAAATAGAAAGTTTATACGACCAATGGGCGGCAGATTCAGAAAGTGGTGGAAGACTTACTTCGGAGGAAGCAGAAAGGCTACGTCAAGAACAGAAAGAACTTACAGAACAAATGCTTGCCGACCGGGAACAGCTCATGAATGATTTCGGTTGGGAACCGTCAGGTGGTACTTCTGCGCAACAAGCCAGTAGCGCGGTTAAGGTACAGGCATCCCAAGAAAGTGTGGATGAGACCAACGGAAGGCTCACGGCCATTCAGGAAATACAAAGTCAGATATTAAATAGCTTGTCACTATTGTCAAATTTAAATTCAAATGTGGTTTCAATAAATAATTTGTTGTCAGAAATACGTAATTTATCATTGTCTTCAAATGGATACTTGTTTGATATACAAAAATGTAGCAAAAGCATACTGATACAATTTAGTGAAAAGTTAGATTCTATTATAAAATCATTAAGTTAGCCATGAAAGGTGAATTGTTTATAAATGGGAAAGATGCATATTTAGAATGGGGGATAGGTTTGGAAAATGGAGCTTTATTAACGTTGATGACTCCTCCTCCAAACAAAGATTTAATTGAAAATAAGTCAAGATTAGAGCATGGAAAAAGAATGGTGATTTCTAATGTTAAAGTTGATGAGCGTACAATAACATTAGAAATTCACATGGTTGCCAAAAATAAAACTGATTTATTTTCTAAGTATAATGGTTTCTGCGAAGAACTTGCAAAAGGAGTATTAGAAATAGGTACAATTTATCAACCAGATATAATTTATAGAATGCAATATCTATCTTGTGAAAAACTAAGTGGTATCGTGGATGGTATTATTAAATTGGGTTTAAGGTTATGTGAATATAATCCATCAAATAGGAGTATTAATAATTTTCAATAGAAATAATTGAATTTCAAACATTATTTGTATATTTGGCAATAAATATACTGTGTGAAGATGCACGGCTCTTTTGATAATATGATAGAGATAAAGGATAACAACGAGGTATTAGTTTTGTCCACACCGATAGGTGTAGGTAGCAAGCGAAAATTTGAGTTGATGAAAGATGACTATATCACGCTCAAATTTTCCTTGCTTAATCCCATATCATTCAAAATGGGATGTTATGCAGAATGTGATTTTGGCCGTTTTGAAATCATAGAAGACCAGAAGCCATCTTTCAACAATTCCACGGGCGGTTATGACTATGAGTTGAAGATGGAAGCCTCTTACATGAAGTGGAAGAACAAGGTCTTCAAGTACACACCGGAAACAGGAGGGAATGAAGCCGCTTGGGATTTGACGGCGCAATTGTCATACCATCTTGACATCTTCCTGCGTAACCTGAAAGTATGGGGATTCCAATATGGAGGTGAGGACTATGAATACGAGATTGACAATGATGTGAATGTGGATGCCTTGGTCATGCACTATTCCAACACCAACCTCATTGATGCCCTTACCTCCCTTGCGGAAGCCGCAAACTGCGAGTGGTGGATGGAAGGCAAGAAAATCTGTTTCGGCTGCTGTGAGAAGGGGGAAGCGGTGGAAATAAGCCTTGGTGAAGAGGTAGAAACCATGAGCCTGTCCAAGAGCAGCGGTGACTATTTCACGCGCATATACGCCTTCGGCTCCACTCAAAACATATCCAGCCGATACCGGAAGAAACTGGAGTTCAAAGTAGACAAAGTGAGCGGAAATATCATCAAGGACAGTATTCGCCGTGCCACTCCTGACATGTTCATGGACAAGTTGGTGACATACGACGAATGGGATAAAAAGATGTCGGCTTCCGGTTCAATGTCAATGTATGGAGGAGAAGACAACACAAACCACATGAAAGGTGAGGTTTGGACAAATCCGTTCGAGCCAGAATACAAGGACGTACCATATTCCATAGATATGACAGGCCTTTCGGGTACGGGCGGCAATATATCTTTTGATTTCAGTAACTATACCGGTATCCAGTTTAATATAACATTAAAGTTTGTATCCGGTGATGTCTCGGATTTTGTAGAATTATACCGCTCTGAATCTCAGTTTATATCGGAAAGGAACAACTCGACCTATAAGGCGGAACTGGAAAAGTCTTTTAGAGGCTCTTTACAGTCTTCCGTCCCAAATGGGAAGATTTGGCTTGTCCTGTGCTTGGAGGCATATAAAAGCCCGACCTCAGAACAAAAATTCCTTATACCATATACGGTTGAGGGGAATATAAAAGGTATATCAGAATACGGAAAAGTAGACACGACATTGAGTGTAATCGAAGGAGAAGACCATTCCGTCACCATCAATCCCCAATACTACCCTTATGATAATGACAAAGCAAGCGATATAAGTATTTCATCCCCGATAAATATCGGTGAGAAGTTTACCCTTTCAGGGATAGTCAAACTCCGTGTCCCCCTCGGTTATTTTGATTCCGACGTGGACGGTCTTACTGTAAACGGGGTTGTACAACGCAGGCTGATGCTTCCTGAAGGCACGCCGTACATAGACGTTTACCCCGACATGTCACCCGACGAAGTGATAGAGGGAATCGTGACTTTCGATTACATCTATCCACGCAAGGTGCTTTCAATATCTTCTGTCGAAGAAGAAATGATTGATACCACGGAAGGAGAGGAAAAGAAACCCACAGGAATGAAAGTACCGGTGTACACCATCAAGACCACCGGACTTGTGGGGTTCGACAAGTCCTATGTGATTTCAGAGGAACTTACGGTCACTTTCCAAACTGGTAAGCTCGCCGGGCTTACTTTCGGCCTGAGGTTCCTTCCGGATAAGAGTGACGGCACGTCCACATGTTTTGAAATAGTGGCCAATGAGGATTACGGAGGCCGTTTACCGGATACCGTGATGAAGCCGGAGGCCAACAATGAATTTGTCATGGCCGGATACGACACAGAATATGTCTTTGAGAACCTTGTCCCGGAAGCGGAAGAGGAACTGAAAACGGAAACAGAAAAATATGCCGAAAAAATCAGGAACAATATCGGCACCGTGTCGGCAAAACTCATGTCAGACTGGTCAAAGGCACGTAATGAGACACAGGATACGCCTTGTCCTTTCGGTGTCGGCCAAAAAGTGAGGGTAAACAACTCTTCATTCTTCCCAAGTCCCCGTACCATGCGCGTGCTTGGCTATGAACTGGCACTTGACATTCCATGGGATTCTCCTGTATATACAATAGGTGAAAGTGCTTCCTATTCCCGTCTTGGTGCACTTGAAGACAAGATTGATTCCATCAAGCTGAATGGAAGCAGTTACTTCTCTGGAAAGGTAAGTTCTTCAACCTCCGGTACAAATGTATATTTGATAAAGAAGGATGACGAAACCGATCCGTCGGATACAAACGCTTATTCTTCGTTAAGGACAGACAAGGAGATAAAGGATAGCATCAATAAGAACAACCGGGAACTTGACAAAAAGTTCGTTTCAAAATTGAAGGATGACACGGTACAGGGCATCCTTACATTCTTGAAAGACATATTGTTTGGTGATTACCGGGCAGGTGAAAGTGGAGGGCGTATCGGCAGTGAAGGGGATGCAGAACTGGCTTCACTGCTGTTAATGGGCGCGTTGGAGGTTGGCAAGTACGTGGCCGGGAAGCGGGGCGCGAAGATTGGCGAGGACGGTGCTGCGGAGCTGCTGAGCGTGTTGGTGCGTGGACTGGTAACTGCACAGGGCATACAGTCGCCGGGATTCTCGACAGGGGCATTGGGCACGGGGCTGTGCCTGAAAATGGACGAGAACGGGGATTCTTATATTGAGGTGGACCGCATGCTTGTGCGCAAGGTAGCTGAGTTCATCCAACTTGTGATTCAGGAAATCAAGCACGTGGGCGGGCAAATCGTGCTTACCCCGGCCTCGATGAAGTGCGTCCGCGTGGAAGACACGGGGAGTGCCTACCGTTGCTATTTCGAGGCGACGGACGGGGAAAAGACGGTGGAGAACCAGTTTGTCGCCGGTGACCAGGTACGCGCCCAGACGTTCAACGTGAAGGAGGGCGTGAACGAGAACGTGAAGAACACTTATTATTGGCGTCTGGTGACGGGCGTGGGGGACAACTACATAGACCTCTCGAAGACGGACTGCGACGCGGGGAGCACGGTACCGTCCGCCGGTGACGAAATCGTCCAGTTGGGAAACCGGAATGACGTGGCCCGACAGGCGGCCATTATCCTTTCGGCTTATGGGAACGATGCCCCTTATTTCAAGATGTACCGGGGCATCAACTCCTACAAACTGGAAGGCAAGGAGTTTGTCAACCTCTCACGGAAAGATGTCATGATTATCTCCGACAATATAAAATTGTCCACCGGCGAGACGGTGAAGGAATACATCAATGGTGCGGTGGGAGACGTACAAAGCAAAGTGGACGAAGTGAGCGGCAAGGTGGAGGACGCGGTGGAGCGTCTGGCGGAGCAGCAGAATTACATCGCCGCCCTACAGAAGACCGCCGGGGACTTGCAGAACCAGATTGACGGCGCGATAGAAAGCTACTTTGAGAAAACCGACCCGACAACCTCCAACTACCCGGCGAACGAGTGGACCACCGAAGAACAGAAACAGGCGCATTCAAACGACACTTATACCAATCTCAGCACGGGCAAGAGCTGGAAATGGGTGAAGGACGGTGACACGTGGAAATGGAACGCCATCACGGACACGGCCACGGAAAAGGCTTTGGCCGCAGCGGCCAAGGCTCAGGATACGGCTGACGGCAAACGCAGGGTATTCGTCAGCCAGCCCACCACGGGACAGGCTTACGACGTGGGCGACCTTTGGGTGAACGCGACTTACGGGGAGACATACAAGAATGACCTGCTGCGTTGTAAGACCGCCAAGAAAGAGAATGAGGCTTTCTCCATCTCGCATTGGGAGCTTGCCTCACGATATACGGACGACACGAAGGCCAACGAGGCGGCAGAGGCCGCACGGGAGGCTGCGGAGGCCGCGAATGCGGCACAGGAAGCCGCCGACGAAGCCGCCGCCACGGCAGGGGAAGCCAAGACGGAAGCACAAGCCGCCAACACGGAACTGGACAACCTGAAATCCGACGGCACGATAAGCCCGGTGGAGAAAACCGCGCTGAAGCAACAGCATGCCGACATAAAGGCGGAACACGGGCAGATAACGGCGGAGGCCGGAAAGTATTCCATAAGCGTGACGGACTATGAGGCCGCGTACAAGAAGGCCGATTCCGCGCTTACCAAATACACAGCCTCCACTCCCGAATACATCACCGTGGAATCCGACTATTCGGACATCTCCGCCTATTATTCCAAACGGCAGACGATATTGGATACCATCGCCGCAAAGGCCAAGGAAGCATCGGACGCGGCGAAAAAGGCGGCAGACGACGCTGCCGCGAAGGCAGAGGAGGCGGCAGAATCGGCGAGCGAGGCGGCACAAAAGGCCATAGAGGCCAAGACTGCCGCGGACAATGCGGCCAAGGCAGCGAAAAACGCCCAGACCGATGCCGACGAGGCGAACTCCATGCTTTCGGACATCGCCAACGACAACAAACTCACGGCGCAGGAAAAACAGCAGACCAAGAAGGAATGGGACGTGATAGTGTCCGAGAAGCCTAAAAACGACGCTTCGGCCGACAAGTTCGGCGTGTCTAAAACGGCCTACGGCTCCGCTTACACGGCATTAAGCACGTATATAACGCCTCTACTTTCGAACTTAAGTTCTACAAGCAACATCACGGGCACGGAATTCAGGGCGAAGTTCAAGGCTTACTATGACGCACGCACGGACTTGCTGAACGCCATATCGGCCAAGGCCAAGGAACTGGCCGACAACGCGCAAGAGGCGGCTGACGCGGCGGCGGAGAACGCCTCGCAGG